GTAATACCATGTGTTTTTCGCAACCTAAGATGCCCGCTATGCCGGAGATACCACCACCTCCTCCTCCGCCAGCACCACCTCCACCACCACTAGCTATGGCTGAGAAAGCACCTACAAAGAGAGCTACTCAACCTACTAAGCGTCGTCGTGGCACAGCCCAAGTCACAGCTCGTCGTCGTCCTAGTATCGGAATGGGTGGTGGTAACGGTGGCACGGGAGTACAGCTTTCAAGTTAAATAAATAGTTATGAGAAGTTTAGATAAAAAAATATTACTTTTGAACGGCACTTCCCAAGCACCGGGTGCGGATTTTAATGTTGAAAGAGATAAAGGGTTTACCTTTGTTATTACAACAACAGTATCAGGAGCTGCAACAGTAGACATTGAAGCTTGGATTGGTGGAGCTTGGCACGTAGTCCACAGCGAGGATGTGTCGTCCGTAGGGTCTATTATGATTAGAGATGACTTAGGCCACTACGAAAAGATCAGAGCTAACATCAGTGCTTACACCGCAGGTACTCACAGCGTCTACGCTACTGGTACTGTTGAGTCTCTGTAATCTACAATGGCTCTTACGTTTCCAACGGGTACAAGGTATCCTAGTAACGTAGTACTCTTACCTAGCAACTTCATACGTCCTGCATTCGAGGAGTTGTATGGGTTTGATGCACAGCAAGATGTAGGATTAGCTAAACCTAATATATCTGTTGTTCAGTTCGGTGACGACGGTGCAACGATAAGTACTAGCGGAGTAAGCGGTGCAACTAGCTACACCTATGAAAGAGATACAGACTCTGGGTTTTCTAGTCCAACAACTATATCTAGTGGTACATTAGACTTAACAGTAAACGATACAGGTTTATCTAAAACAGTTACATATTACTACAGGATAGTAGCGACAGACGGAGTAGAGACTACGACATCTAACACAGCCTCGTTTGTTATACCCGCTGTTTTTACTACAAGTACCTTGAGTGAGAGTGAAACAGTTGAAAACTTTAACAGCATTTACACCCTGACCATACAACCTGATACAGTTATAACAAGCGGTACAGTGACGTTAGCAGGACTCGATGCTTCTCAGACAACAGACAATGCATCACTTAGTATAACAAGTACAAGTAATATATTCGGCACATCAGCTGATTGGACGCAGTCCACAGGAACTCTTGTACTTACTGTATCTACAACTGTACCAAACAACGCTGATACTGTAGTTACATTTACTCTACAGAATCCGTCCGATCCGAACAGTGGATCAACAGGTATTACATTAGATGCAGCAAGTTTTACTCAAGCTGCTATTAGTGGTACGTTTATGAGTGTCTCGCAAGACCCGCTACTTAACCTACCGACGTTCCCAACTATTGCATTAGTAGATAGTGAGGACGACATTCTAAAACACAACAACGTCACTGCTGATGCATTAACCAACCCAGCGAATAAAGTTACCATAGCAAAGGCTTTAGATACTGATGATTTATATGTTTGGACTGGTAGTGAGTGGGTAATTTTTAATGATGACGGAATAAGCCCCTAGTATATAATTTAAAGATGGCTAATAAAAAGATAACAGAATTAACGGAGCTGACAACACCAGCCGGAGCTGACATCCTTGCGATTGTTGACGATGTAGCAGGAACAGCAACCACCAAGAAAGTATCCGTTACCAATTTAATGGGGCAAGCATCCGCTTCCAACTTGTCTAGTTACGACTTCAACGGAAACGCTATTAGTAACTTCGACGCTTCGATCAACGATCAAACAGGAACCACCTATACATTAGTAGCTGGAGACAATGGTAAAGTAGTAGTGTTAGACAATGCTTCTGCTATAACTGTCACAGTACCAAGCGGATTGGGAGCAGGGTTTAATTGCAGCTTCGTACAGAAGGGAGCAGGGCAAGTAAGCTTCGCTGCTTCAGGAACTACCATCAACAACAGACAGTCCCACACAAAGATAAACGATCAGTATGGAGTAGCTAGTGTAGTTGCTTACGCTGCCGATACATTTGTATTAGCGGGAGACACAGCATCGTAACAATATGTTTGTCTTGCCCACAGTTGGATTAGGTGTTATTGCTAGTCCTACAGAGTTACCTTTTCCAACCATCGCAGTTTTTGACAACGAATCAGAATTTATTACCGACACATCATACCCCGACTACACCATCGTCCACGCAAAAGACACCGATAAGTTGTATGTGTGGGATGGTAGTGCTTGGTATTTATATAACAACGATTAAGATTTAACATGAGTACATTAACAAGTTACGCATCAGAAGCAGCTAGAGATGCAGCAGCACCAGCAGCAAGCAACACAGGTCTTTGTATATTTAGATCAGACACCAACGCTATAGAAGTATCGGACGGTACGAATTACTTGACCTATAATAGTGATGGTGTGGGGGTTACTTACCCATCGAACAGTTACAGTGCATTGTTTGATGGAATTAATGATTATATAGATACAAATGAAGCGTTCAATTTTATACAACAGACTTGTGAGTTTACTGTTACTTGTTGGTTGAAGTTTACGAATCACGCAAGCACAGCGGCGAATCAGTTTATATTAGGTAGCACTAATACGGGTAGTCAAGTGGGTATGATGCTTTGGTACGACAATAGATCAAGCAGTGGTGCAAACAAAACTTTAAGAGCAATGGTTTCACCCGATACAAGTGCTACAGGCGATGTTTATGTAAATGTAAACGATGGTATTACCGACAACAATTGGCACCATATAGCTGTTACTGGTTCAGGTAGCGGGGGTACTTTAAAGATGTATAGAGACGGCTCGTTAATAGGAAGTACTTCTGGGTTAACAACCACGACTAATACAAGTCTTCACGATATGCTTTTTGGAGCAACAGGTACAACACCAGCCGGGTTCTTTGGAGGTAATTTAGACGAAGTAGCTATCTTCAATCGTGAATTAACAAGCAGCGAAATAGATAAAATTAGGTCGTCTCCTTATAGTTATGTAGGTGCAACTTCAATTTATCGTTTTGAAAACAATGCGAATGATTCGGTAGGTACTAACAACGGTACTAACTTCAATGCTGCTTTTGTAGATAAAGCTACCGACTCAACCAACACACCTTACTAATAGATATGAACAACAGAACATATGTAATAGCAGATACTTCCGAGGTTAGTGGTTTCGACTTTGACCAACTCATAGACATTGACGAATCCTATAGCCGTAAGAGTTTAGACGGTTCAAAGATACTAGCACGGTACGAAGGCACACAACCATTCTTTCTGCTCGGCAAGACGGAGTATAATCAAGAAGAGATACTTACAATCTTGAGTGGTCCTGAATGGACGAGCGAAGACGACATCTAAACGGTATGCACGAAACAGCCCAAGGGCTATATCATTCGTTGGAGAACCAGCGGTGGTCATTTTTAGACAGAGGACGTACATCTTCTGAGCTTACACTTCCTTATGTCTTACCACCTGACGGTCACAACTACGCTACTAAGTACTACACACCGTACCAAGGTATAGGAGCTAGAGGAGTATTAAATCTAAGTAGTAAGCTATTGCTTGCACTGCTGCCACCTAACGCTCCCTTCTTTCGTCTTGTTATAGATCGCTATGAGTTAGACAAAGCAAAGCAAGACCTCGGTGTAGAAGGAGCAGAACAACTACGTACTGACTTAGAAAAAGCATTAGCTGATGTAGAGCGTAGCGTATCACAAGAAGTAGAAGTACAGAACTTCAGGAACGGTATCTTCCAAGCACTCAAGAACTTGCTTGTTACCGGTAACTCTTTGTTATATCTCCCTGATGAGGGTGGTATGAGAGTGTTTAAGCTGGATCGTTATGTAGTGAAGAGAGACCCAATGGGTAACGTTACACACATAGCTATTAAAGAAACAGTAGCTCCTATGATGCTTCCTGAATCGGTAAGAGAGGAAGTATATCGTCAAGAGAAAGAGAACAGTTGTGATTTATACACAGCAGTAGTTAGAGAAGATGACCACTTCAATGTTTA